CCAACCACAGATTCAACACGAACTTTGTCTCTTAATAACGATCCCATTTGTTGAGATAACATTTGTATGTTAGCAGAATACTGCTGTACAAATGCTGTAGTTATTTGTGATGACATAATTGTCTCTCCATTTTATTGTTATTGTTAAGTTAAACAGAAAGGTTATCCACTTAAAGTAAGTAGGCAATTCTTGGATTTAAAGTCTTTTAGACTAGAAGTCTATTCCTTCTGGTCAGTAGGGTTCTTGCGAATTGTCCTACTAATAACCCCTTATATTAATTTTAAAAAAAATACAAGGGGTTAAAATTATTTAACTATTTAACATTTCTCTTAATGTATAAACTTGTTGTACTACTTTATCGTGGTCTGGATGTTGTTTGTTCCAGTAAGGTCCATCAGTATTATTAGTAATAGTAGAAATTTCAGATTCAATATCTGCACTTTTACTAGCACTATCGCTTTCTGGTGAAACTATTTTATCTTCAGACATCATAGATGCTATCTTAGCAAAACCTTTAATAAGTTCTGGATGATCTCCTACTCTTATTCCGCTTTTAAGTTCAAGGTCAAGTATATCTGAATTAATGTTAGCTTTAGCTAATGCTCCAGCTTTTTTAACATTGTTCTCAAATTCTCTACCCCACTCTTGTCTTAACTCTTGTTCAGCTTGTACTTGAGCAGTTTCTGTATCAACTTTACTTTGTTGAGCAGTTCCTTCCATACTGTTTTTATAAAACTCTAAAACACCTTGAGCTTGTTTATTACTTAAACCTAGCTTGTGTGCATTTTCTGCAAATTGTTTTACAGCTCCGTTATCTAATGGAACAACATCAGATTTAACATCAAGTGCATATTTATCAGGAGATTCTGGTCTACCTAATTTATCATAAACTTCATTCCATTGATCTTCAGTTGAATTTTTATTTGGTACAGCAACCTTGTCTTGTCCAATCATTTTAGTTGCATTGATATATGACTTTGCAAGTGCATCTATCTCTGTAAACTTTTCTATGTTGGGGTCTTGTCTAAACTCTTCAGAAATTGCTTCCTTCCAAGATGTAGCGACTTTAGGTTGTTCTGTTGTTGGTGATATAAGTGTATCTGTTTTTGCAACATTAGCTATTGTTGCCGGTGTTTCTGTAGTTGTTGTCTGTTCTACAGGCGAAGCTGTTTGCTCCGTTATCTGTTCTGATGACATATTTATTTATCCTTTTCATTTTGTAGCATTGCTTTTATAAATAGAAGGATGCTACGTTGACCTTCCATATATGCACTTTCATGACTATCACCTTTAACATTAGTAGTAGTATGATGGTGGCATCTCTTTTCTAAATCAGACATAACTGATTTACCTTCGTCTGTATTAAATATGTAGTGATAGTTTTTTTTTAAACCTTCAACATATTTTGTAAAATCTTTTTCTTTATCTTTTGCTTGACCCATTTTTATTCTTCAGCATTTACAATAGCTCTCGCTTCTTCTGGTAGAGCTTTAGCCATTGGTGCTGCGTCTCCTGCCATCTTAGCAACTTGTTGAGCTTGTTGCATCTGCATTTGCTCCTGTTGTTGTTGTGCTTGTTGGTTTCTCATTTCTTGTACTTCACCTTGAGACTTTAATAATTTTTGTGGCATACCAACAATGTCAGCAACGTGCTTAACTAAATTATCAAAATTTACGTAGTCAAATACAGGAGCTACATTAGCTAAACTTCCAAGTATTTCAACAGCTCTTATTATAGATTGAAGTTCTGTGGATTTCTGTGCCTTTGCTAAAGGAGAAACATATTCAATATCTATATTAACACCGGATAAAGATTCTGGTGGTGGAGCAAACTGGTTGTTTCTTAATAGAATATTAAATACTCTATCAATAAGGGGTTGTAATAATTCTGATTGTAATCTTCCTAATACAGGTCCTAACAATCTCATCTTCTCTTCGTTACGTTGGATAACTTCTGTTGCTGTCATTTGTGGACCATCTTGCATCATAAGTTGATTCACGTAAAACACATTTCTAATAGCATTTCTTCTTTGCTCTTCCATGTTTAAACCTAATGGATTATTTGCACCAATGTTTAAAGGTTCAATTTTATCTCTTGTACCTGATCTGTAAAAATTTAATCCACCCGGAACAGTTCTTACAGGTAATAAGAAACCATCATCCGGAACTAATAAAGGTGGGTCTACTTGTTTCTGTGCAGCTTTAATTGTTGTCTTACACATTTCATTTAACATTTTAACATCCGGTAGTGCTGTCATTGCAGGTGATCTACCATAAACTTCTTGTGATGCTTTTAAATATCTAGGAACTACAAAAGGAAACTCTTTAAATCCAGATACTGATAATTCATTTCCGCCTTTGTATTCAAAGTACACAGATTCAAAAGGCATATTCTTTTTATCTTTTTTCTTAGGGTTAAAATCATTTCTTGGGTATACCGCATGAATAATACTTATTTCTTCAAAAGGATTTTTCTTTGCCATTGTTGCAACATCTTGAGAAACATTGTCGCCAAATTTTTGTACCAATGCTCTAGCTGTCATATTAAATTTTCTAAAGATAGTATCTATTTTTCCTTTAGAGTTTTCAGCTATATAAACTTCATCAATGTGTCTTGTAGAAAATTTAATTAAATCTTCATCATCTTCTTCTATAAACATTGCTGCTGTACCAAATGTAATTAAATCATGGTACAATTCAAAAATTTCTTGTTGGAAGTTTGATCTATTAAATGCTTTGTACATAACCTCAGTAGCTTCTTCTAACCAAAGTTTTGCTTCATCATCATCTAGTTGATTCATTTGTTTAAATCTTAAAGTAAACCAAGGTGTAGATGGATTTGTAAGCATACCATGTAAAGATGATGATAATAATTCTAATGCTTGTAATGGAGAAGAATCAAAAATTCTTTCCATTCTTTTATCACCTCTTGATCTTTTTTTAGTAATGTCCGCTTTTCTTGGTAACATATAATCAGCAACTTCTTGCCAATGTGTTTCCCAGTTTTCTCTTCTACCTGATAGTCTATCAAATCTTGAAATTAATTTTGATGTTAGTTCTGTTTTTGCCATTATTGTCCTAATAAACTTTTTTTACCTAATGTTAATGTTTTATCTTCTAAACCTTGAGAGCCTGTCATAATTGTCATTGATCTTCCTTTAGCTTTTGTTTTTCTTGAATCATATCCATCCATGCTCGTCTCTGTTACTTGAGATACTTCTGCTTGTGTTGGAGCAGGTGGTTGCGGTGCAGGTGGTGTTGGTGGTCTAAATACACTTCCCATATTATGATCCTAATAAAGTTTTCTTTTGAACTTCCGTTTCTTCCTCAACACCTAAAGGTCCAGTTAAGATAGTTGATTTTCTACCTTTTCTTTTTCTTTCAATCTTTGCTTGCTCCGCTGCAATTCTATCTTTTTCTTCTTGTGATACTGTTGGTTCTGGCATTGCTGGTGGTGGTGTTATTGATGGTAGCGGTGGCATTTTTGGTGTTAAAAAACTCATAATTATATAATCCTGTATTCGTTATCTGCTACCTCTTGTGGAGCAGTTTGTCCAGTTTTAATTTCTTCTAAGCCAACACTTAAGTACCTCATCGCATCACACGCATGAGATGACCAATCGTGAACCGGCTTACTTCGGAACATACGATTTTTGTCAATATATTTCCGATGATAATGTCTTAACGCATCTATTAACTTTTTGCAATGGTCTGTGTCAATCCAACATTTAGGTAACGTCATGCTGGTTGCGTGTATGCCATCTTCTAATGGTAATTTTGGAACAACTTTAAATCTTATTCCTAATTGATAGGCGACCTCTCTTCTGGTTTTACCATTACCAAAATCCGTAACTTCGATGTCGTGTGGTGCAAAATGTTCTTTGTAAACATATTCTTTTTGTTTTAACATCTGTATGTAGTGCGGTAGTCCCTGTCCACGTTCTTCATGGTAGTCTATAATATTAATGGCTCTTCCTAGTTGCTGGTAAAATATAATAGCACTATGATCCGCCACTCCTAAATCCCAAGCTGTAGATACAGGTAGGCTAGGATCGTAGGGTACTCTAGTTAATTGTTTGTTATCTTCCATCTTAACTAACACATCATTATAGATTGCACCTTCTATGTTAGCTATCCAATCACATTCAAACTCTTGCTGGTACTTCTTATCTCCCATTACTTCTTTTGCCTTGACCAACTCTTCGCTATCTACAATTTTAGTTTTACTTGCTTTAGCTATATAGTTAAACCAATCGTCAGCACCTTGTGCGTGTTGGTATAGTTCGTAAAAGTTATTGTTCATTCCTTGTGGTGTGCCTATAAAGACACAGTAGCCTTTTCTGTCAGATAGTGCTGGTCTTATAATCTCTGGAAACAACTTGCTATGGACATTGGCATACTCATCTATTACACATCCATCTAGGTAGATACCCCGTAACCCGTCAGAGTTTTCTGCACCAAGCAAGGTTATTCTTGCACCATTGGGTAAATCTACCCTTAGTTCTGTTTCATTAAACTTGGTGTAAGGTATTTTGGCGGTAAACTGTTTCATGTAATCCCAAGCGATTGATTTACTTTGTTTAAAGGTTGGCGATATATATGCGTATCTAGGATTCTTCTGTTTAGATAGTAGAGCAGATCGTATCAAGTGGTTAATCATACATACTGTTTTGCCGAACCTTCGATGACAAACCAATACAGACCATCTATGTTTAGAAATTTCGTTGTGCAAAAAGGCTTGGTGTTTTCTAGGGGTGTAAGGTATTTTAATATCCATATCTAGTGTATCAGTTTGCTAGGCATACTATAGCCAGTAGTGTTGTAATCAAAGTTTAGTAACGTCATTGTGTAGTGTGCAAACGTCTCTGCTGTTTCTTCTTCATCAAAACCATATATCTTAATTGTTACACTCTTGTCTTTTTTGCTAACGAATACGACTGAAGTTAAATCATCTTGTATGTAATCCCACATTAACTACTAGATATAGTAAATAAAAAAAAAATTAAAGTATAAAGGCTTTTATATTTGGGTGTGGGTTACTTTAGAGGCTGTCTGTGTGTCTGTTTGAAAATCCGGAATATATATATAATAAAAAAGTGTGGCGTCTGCTGGGGTATACCCCCCTCTAACAAAGTCAAATTCCTACAATTTACCGGCATTTATTATTACCGATAACTTATGATTATCGCTAGTAATATAAGCCGTACACATACGCATTGAAAAAAAATGTTGTTGATGTAAATGGATACTAACTTTATAACCTACCAAACAAACATTAGAACTATTCCAATCTAACTGTTGCAAATATATCACAGTAAAATAAATTAATACTTGCCTTGTTTCTGCCTTATTTATTTCATACCATTTTGGCAATGACAACAAAAACAACAAAGGAAACAATGACAAACAAGGGGAAACAAATATTAAAACAAGTTAGAAGTTTAGCTAAACAAAATAAATTTGTTGAAGCTAAAAAAATGCTAAATAAATATTCTTATATTTGCGATGTAGATTTTGAATTTTGGAATGTATATCAGGGTTTAGGAATATTATATGCTAACAAAATAACAACAAATAATGCCTAAATTACGACACAATAAAAAGCATAATAAAAACAAACAATGAATAAAAATATGGTTTCAAACTCAGATAAGAGCATAAAACAAAGTTTGAAAAAACTGAAATATATAAAGATGATTAGAAATAAATCTAACACGCCATATAATAATAATAAACAACTAACAAAAGGGACACAATGAACAAAGAACAAAAAGAAATAGTAAAAAGAATAAATAAAGCATTTTCTAAATTATATGTTTTAAGCAATATAACTTGGACACCATATAGAGATGATTTATTTAAAATGAATAGAAAAGATGAAAAGCAGCATAGAGTTGGTGATTGGTCTGAATATCACAAAGATGCAGCATCAATTAGCGATTGTGCGAAAATGTTTACAGTTAAACATATTGCTCAAAATCTTTTAACTATTGAAAAATGGAAAATAAAAGATTTATTAAATATTAGAAAATCTTGTTTATATGCTCAATCAATCGTTGAGAATTATGGCGATAAAATTAGAAAAGCTTGGCTTGATGAGGATATAAAATATCTTGCAAATCTTGATTATGTATCGTTAGTTAATTGGGAACTGTATCAAGAACAACAAGAAAAAAAGGTTGCTTAATGATTAAGCAAATAATGATTGTATCAATAATGATTACATTTATTTTATTTTTGGGATATTTAGGTATTGAATACCTAATATCTCAATTAATAAATGATATATTCGCAATAATGGATAATAAAAATGTTTGATGATATAAAAAAAGAAATAGACGACGCATTGAACCATATGAACCCGTTTGAAAATATATGCTCAGACGGGTACACCGGTAAAAACATTTTACCTAACCACGTTAAAAAGTTTATTGCTGACAAGAAAGCAACACAAAAAGAACAAGAATTAGTAGATAACTATATAGATGAAATCAAACTTAAAAGAGGAGAAAAGTAATATGAGTTATTATTATGAAAAGGATGCACCCGATTTATTGTTAGTAACTAAAAAACAATTAGATAAATTATGGGACAATGCTGAAGCAATAGCACCAAATGTTTCAGAGTTTGAAGAATGGAACAATGACGTAACAAATAATATAGATGAGATGGGTACAGAAAGTAAAATAAAAAGCGGAGATTATTACATAATCAAAGCAATTAAAAAAATAACAATAAACAAAAGGTAATAATGATATACGAACAAAAAGCAGCGTTACAAGATAACAACAAAGCTAGAATGTATGAAGAAAGATATAAAAAATGGAGAAAAAAAAAGACTAAGGAAATGTATGAGAAAAATAAACAACTAAAAAAAACAATTAAAGTTTCAGATTATGACAAAGCTTATTCTTCTATTGATTTTAATTTTGGCACATTAGATTTAAATGATGTTATGAATTTAGCTAGAGAAATAACTTACAGACTTCAAGATTTAAAACTTATTAAAGGCAATAATAAAAATTATAATTTTGAAGTTGATGACGAGATTAGAGAAATTATTTGTAAAAAACTAAATATAAAGGAGAAATAATGGGTAAAAAATATATTATTACAACAGTACAAGAAGTTAAAAGAACCTATATAAGAGATGACTTAGACGGAGAGTACACTATGGAAGAATGTCAAGAAAATTTTGAGAGTGAAAATTTTAATGGTTCTGAATTAGATTTAGAATATGATGATGAGACAGTTATAAAAGTTGAAGAATATAAAAAAAAGGGGGATAAACAATGAGCAGCGAGAAACTAAAAACAAAGACAAAAACAAAACAAGCTATTGATAAACTTAATGAAGTAATAGATGATTATATTAATATTTTTAATAGCGATAAAAAAGAAATAAAAGAAATAGAGCAATCA